TTCAGGAGTGCCAGTTGCGGCAACTTGTGCGTATGTTTGAGCAGGCTTCTTCCACGGAGGTGGAGAAGTACATTTACTCTCATCCTTGAAACAATGCTCCTTTCCGCACCTTTGACACGGTTTAAACGGATGACGACCGGAGCAATGATCACATTTACGTGCCGGATACTTCTTCTTCTCCGGGACGGGGGCAGTCAAACCCTCATTCATTTGTTTCGCCAGAGCCTCCATAGCTTCTAAAGCTTGGTACTCAGTCTGATCCTGTACATTCGGCGCGGTTCCATCCCAACTACCCTCTGGCACTCTTCGCAGATGCTTAGTAGTAGTCGTAGTGGTTCCAGCCGCACTAGTCCCACCGGGTCCCAGTCCCGCTGGTGGAGTACTCTCTCTAGGCTTTGATAGGACGCTAATTGCACCCGCCAATTTACCAAGAGCTTCTTCGATTCCCCGAAGACGAGCCTCTGCCGCGGTACCAGGATCACCAGGACTCGCTTGAGCAAAAGGATTCGGTCCCAATGCTTTCGCGGCTCGCAAGAAAGACGCTGTTCCCACACCGGTAACTGAGACAGCGGTATTCGGTGTTCCTTCACCCATCGGACCATTGCCTTTCGATGCAGTTCCATAGTTTCTCCCTCGCCGGGCCGCAGCCCGGGCTCTAGCGTTATTATTAATTTGGGCGAGTCGTCCATAATAATGAATCAACTTACCTTTCATATCCTCCATGGCGTCGGCCATTTTATTAAACACCTCTTGGTGTTTGGCCTTACTGCCATGTGTATGCAATTCTCTCATATGGTCCTCTAAGGACTCTCTCTGAGCTCTAAGCTCTTTGATCTGCTGGCGAACATATATACGCTCTTCGTTCTCTCGCCGCCTTTCCTCGGCGTCCTCACGTTCGCGTTGACGTTTCTCCCAGCGATCTTCTTCTCTCTCTCTATCGCGCTGTCTTCGATTCTCCTCCATAGTAGCGTGAGCCATATTATAGCCTCGATTCTTTCCGCCTTTACCTTCGGACGTCTCCTTCCCAACTCCTTGGAAAAAGAAGACCTCTCCTTTACATTGTTCGGCATAATCACCATCAAGTCCTGTAACCAGCTCGCCAATCAATTCCCCCCTGAGACTGCCAACCGTTTCGTCGTTAACCAACTGAAGTATCAGGTCGGCTGCCTCAATAAGAGACCGATAAGCCCCACGAAGTCGTAACCTAGCAGCTTTAGTATACGGATCTTCCTCCTGCTCAATCGCATGGCGGGAGGTGATCGTAGTTGTCAATAATTTCATTTCTGACGGAGTCAAATACTCCGCATCAATTTCCACCACAGGCCTAGGCTCCTCCACAGGTTTCCCCGTAAAAAACGTCTTTATACTCTGCAGTAGTCCTTCAGGTTGTGAAGGCGGTGCCTCAACCGGTTTCAAATGCAATTCATTCCCAATCTGGGTATAAGTATTAGCAGCTCCATCACGGATAGCTCTTGCTCCCGCAACGGCAGCACTAGGAACTTGACCTAGCACACCATGATAATACGCTACTCCAGCGAAAATGAAACATCCAGCCGCCATGAAGGCAACAAATGCAAGCACTTTCTTCCAATTAACACCCGCCAACCAATTTTTAGTCCCATAAAGGAACATCTCCCATCGCTCACCCCACGTCAACTTGCCAGATTTAGCCCTCGCTACCAGCCGTAATTGTTCGGCCAGCACAATGGTTTCTACCTGTGCAGCTCCACGCGCGGTTTTATCCGCTTCAGTTTTACATGGGAGCGTCAATTTATTTTGCAATTCCACAAGTCTATTACGCATATCGACCTCAACCTCATCACAGGCTGACTCATCTCCAACTAGATGTCGCATCTCACGGAGCGAAAACGAAATCCATGTAAAGATCGACGAGTTGACTGCTCCAGTGACCAG